CTCAAGTAAAGACCTTTTCTACATTTCGGCCTCGCAAGATGTAACCACTAGTGGAAACTGGACAAGTGTCAATGTCACTAATGGTAAACTAGCGCGCCGAGGCGGCCCAAGTGTTCGAAACGGTAACGGAAACTGGTTTGCTGTAGGTAACGGCCGCGCCATAGGAGCTAACCGCCTTGTAATGATGTCTTCTTCAAACGGAGGAAGCGTTTGGAACGAGGTTAACAATTCAGACTTTATCGGTACTTCAAACACTGGCTATGTAGTATACCATGTCTCAGGAAACACTTGGTATTCACCGTTAGGGGTAGGACGATTTTATAGTTCATCAAACGCCACAACATGGGTTGAGTTAAATGGAACTATCTCCGGTTATGAAGTTTATTGTATGGGATATAATGCTAACCAGGGAGCAAACGGCCGTTGGGTAATGGGTACTAATGGTGGTAAGATATATTTTAGCGATGACAACTTTGCAACAGATCCAACTGAAGCAGTTAGCCCGTTCGGTTCAAGTAATGTTTTCGGACTTATTTATGCAGGCGGCACTATAAACAAGTGGTTAGCCATTGCCGCTAACGGAAAAATAGCGCATAGTAATTCGGGATCCGCTTTCACATCTTCAACGATGCCTAGTCCAATTGGAAGCTCTCATCACATGCGCGGGATCGCTTCGGACAATAGTATTGTAGTTGCTGTCGGTGCCACAAATGGAGGTAACAACTGCCTTCTGTCAAGCTCCAACGGAGTGAATTGGACATACATAAGCTCTTCCGCTGTAGGCACTGTGAACTTTGAATCTATTGCATGTAATGTTCTGGATACTCCGACCAACTAGCTATCCCAGCTAAGCATTTGACAAAAAAGGGTGTTTTGGTGCAGAAAACACTATTTATTTTGAACGACTATCTTTCCAGGAGACAACTGTATGTCCAATTTGCTTAAAGAGGCTATCGTAGACGCCCAGGCCTTAAAAGAGGCTGCACTTAAAAACGCAGAAGCTGCCATTATTGACAAGTATTCTGACGAAGTAAAACAAACTATCGAGAGCCTGCTTGAGCAGGATGAGCTTGGTGCTGTAGAAGGCGCCTTTGGTGGCGCTGAAGCCGCCGCAGACCCCGTTGCTGGGGATGTGACTGCCGCTGACCCTATGGGTGATGAGATGGGCGCAGGAACAGATGCTCCTCCCATTGAGGTGACAGAAGACGAGATTCCCTTTAGCGCTGCTGATAACCTTGCAGATCAAGAAGGAAAGAACCTCGAAGAGAATCCAGAGGAAGGTGAAGAGGTTCAGTTTAATGTAAACCTCGGCGCCCTCCAAGAAGCCATCCAAGAGCTTCAGTCGGAAATCAACGAAGACGACGAGGTTGAAATCTCTGAAGAAGATATTAAAGCATTACTAGGTGATACAGGTATTCTCGAAGAAGAAGAAGAAGATGGTGGAAAAAAGCACCCTCTTGATGTAGCCCCACCACACACTGGAAATCCTGATGCAAAAGATTTTGCTAAGTTACGAAAAGATAAGAAGAAGCCGGCGAAAGAAGAAGAAGAACTTGAGGAAGTCGATATTAACGTAGATGACGATGGTGCTGGCGCCCAAGCCGCCGAGACCCTCGTTGCTACTACGCAAGATGAAAAATCAGGTGAAGGGGGCCAAAATGAGTCCCAAGATGTTCCCGAGGATCTCGTGGACGCAGTTATGGAGCGCCTTACGGTAGACATGCGCGCCTCCCTTTCCGGCTGGGCCGGCCGTTCTTCCGAGAGCACCAAGTACGAAATGGAGCGCGAACTCGCAGCCCGACGCAGTACTGACTACCAAGAAGACATTTTAGAGCCTCTTAAGAAGGCTCAAGAAGAGTTGACCTTTGAAAACAAGCAACTCAAGCAACAAGTTTCACAATATAAGCAAGCTGTGACAGAAATGAAAGAGACATTAGTCGAAACAAATCTGTCAAACGCTCGTTTACTATATACGAACCGCGTGCTTAGAAATACCTCCTTGAATGAGCGGCAAAAACAAACACTTGCCGAAGCGATTTCTAATGCTGGTTCCGTCACAGAAGCAAAGACAATCTATGATACGCTTCAAAGCACAGTGCAGGCTACGCCAAAACGTAGTCCACAATCGCTGAGCGAAGCCATAACCCGTCGTTCTTCTGTAATCCGTGCTACTCGTCAAGAGAGCACTGCAACCGATCCTCATTTGGACCGGATGCAAAAACTAGCAGGCATTAAGTAACGTTAATGTCAAATATACAATTAAGGAGGTATTTAAAAAATGGCTAGTATTATTGAAAGGTTGACCGAAGGTGTTGTCAACCGTGATATGCGCGCTGAAGGACATGCTCTTCTCTCTAAGTGGGAGCGCACAGGTCTTCTTGAAGGACTGAGCGATGAGCGTAAGCGTGGTGCAATGGCACGACTCCTCGAAAACCAGGCTAAGGAACTACTCCGTGAGAGTTCTTCCATGAGCGCTGGTGATGTAGAAGGTTTCGCCGCTGTAGCATTTCCAATCGTCCGACGCGTGTTTGCAGGCTTGATCGCAAATGATCTTGTTTCTGTTCAACCGATGAGTCTCCCTTCGGGTCTCATCTTCTTCCTGGATTTTGTGTTCTCACCAAATCTCGGAGCATCCGACTCTCAAACGAGCCGGTTCGGCAATGACGCTGATAAGTCTATTTATGGTACGGATCAGGTCGGTAGCCAGATTACTGGTGGTGTTGATCTTGTGGGTGCTACCCTCAAGCAAGACCTCTCCGGTCCTCGCACAGTTGGTGCCCGTGGTTACGCATATGCGTCTCCTTCTGGCTCCGTCACTCTGAACACAGGCAATCTCACACTTGCTGATCAGTTCACTCTTACTGGTTCCACTGAGGAACAACGCCGCAAGTGGCTTCAGTATGATCCTGATCTCATGGCTCTGTCTTCTTCGGGTGGTGCTTATGGTGTTCTCGTCATTGAGGCCGCAGCTAGCGTCCTTTCTGGTTCAACCTCTGGTCAACCATGTGACACGCGCAACCTTGGTGCATTTGCCCTTGGCTCGCTCAATAGCATGACTGACGTTGGTGCGGGCGCCGTTCAGATTCGTCGCCTAACCATGCAAACTGGTTCCGATGCCGCTAACGACCGCGTTCGTTTCGTCGTCTTTGGTGCTGATGCTGCAACCGGCGTCTACGTTTCTAACACCATTGCTGTTGCTAATGGCGTTACGGCTCAGTTCCCAATCCGTGATAACCTCACAACCAGCAATGCGCTTGGTTCTGTCGTTGGTACGGCTCTGTGGGGACTCGAAGGAAATGAAGACATTCCTGAGATCGACATCAAGGTGGACAGCATTGCTGTTACCGCACAGACCAAGAAGCTTAAGGCTAAGTGGACACCAGAATTGGGTCAAGACCTCAACGCATACCACAACTTGGATGCAGAGGTTGAGCTTACTTCGATTCTCTCTGAGCAAATCGCTCTTGAAATCGACCGTGAGATCCTCGCTGACCTCGTTAACGGTGCAACCGCTGGTACTTACTACTGGTCACGTTCTCCCGGTCTCTTCTTGAACCGTGAGACAGGTGTTGAAATTGGTGCTAGCTCCGCTGCTCCAGACTTCACCGGTACTGTGTCAGAGTGGTATGAGACTCTCATTGAAACAATCAATGATGTTTCTGCCCAGATCCACCGTAAGACTCTACGTGGTGGTGCTAACTTTGTGGTCTGTGGACCTGAAGTTGCCAACATCCTTGAGTTTACCGCTGGATTCCGCGCTTCCGTCACTGCTGATGACGAGAAGGGTTCCATTGGCGCCGTCAAGGTCGGTTCGCTGAGCAAGAAGTTCGACGTTATTGTCGATCCTTACTTCCTCCGCAACGTCGTCCTCATTGGTCGCCGCGGTGGCTCATTCCTTGAGTCAGGGTATGTATACGCACCTTATGTGCCACTACAAACCACACCTACTATCTTCGGACCAGAAGACTTCGTGCCTCGCAAGGGCGTGATGACTCGTTATGCTAAGAAGATGGTGCGTCCTGATATGTACGGACTTGTAGTTATCTCAGGTCTCTTAGGACAAGCCGGCGCAACTAGCTAAACAATAGCAGTCTAACCGAATGTAAAGCCCTCGTTCTTTTTAAGAGCGGGGGCTTTCTTTATGTATAAGAGGGAACTACTTAGAGATGGAGATCCTAACGGGTCTTTATCCCGTGTTTTAATGACATGAATACAAATGGAGGGTTATAAAAAATGGGTACTAAAAGAGTAGGCTTGGCGAGAACCCAAGCGTTAATACAAAATCTTAAGAGAGAATTGGAAATGGGAGGCGCTTCATTCGAAAATGCCAAAGGCGTAGAAATGTGTGCATATTCAGCTCGCGCCGCAGCAGATGGAACCGGCGGATTTACTTCTGCCGCTATCGCACTTCCAGCAAATGCTGTCATCACAGGTATGGGTTGTGTTGTGGTAACGAACCTTGTGTTGTCAACGACTGCGACACTGGAATGTTATTTTGGAACCACCAGTGGTGGCCACGAATTGACTGCTAGTGATCCTAACGGCCTCATGGCTTCGGGTGCTGGACCTCTTGTTGTCGGCAAGGGAACAAGCACAATCAACCATGAAAACACCGCCCTGGGCGGCAATGCGACATTGGTGCCTGAAGCTGATGTAGGCTTCAGTGCTGCCGCTCGAACAGTTTATGGATCCGTAATCCCTAGCGCCGGTAACATTACCGCTGGCGCCGCCAGATTTTGGGTTAGATACATAATCGTCGTATGAGTTATTTCTTAAAGATGTAACTTTTCTTTGGCCCCCTTCCCTTTCGGGTTGGGGGTTTTTCATTTCATATAAAAAACTCAAAAATCGCAATCTGTCAAAAAATACCTCCGGCAATTTTTTGAGATTTTCACTTTCTGTGTTTTTTATACTATTTATTACTGGACAAAATAATAGGAGTTCCACATGGGAAAGAAAAGACGAATGATGGCTGCTGCAGCAAAGTTTGGTGGCAAACATCGCAATCATCCACGGATGAGACAACGTACAGAGACACCAGCACCTACAGAAATCGTTGAGGCCGCTCCGGCGCCTGCACCTGTTGAAGTTGAGACTAAAAAAACAACAGCACCAGAGGCACCAGAAGAGGTAACAACTGCACCAACAAGTGAGACTACTGCAGTCAAAAAACCCACTTTGCATGCAGAAGCTACTAAAACTAAGGCAGCTAAAAAGACTACTACTACTAAATCTTCCACGCGAACCCCCGCGCGAAAGGCTACCAAAAAGAAAACATCCAAGAGCAGTACCTAAAATAAAGCTATAAAGGTATCGAGTTTTAAGTTTGTTTTTACTATTTAGAATGTAGGAGTACACATGCATGCCAACGAATCTATCACCGGTTTCTCAAACTAGCGCCATTGTCTTAACGTCAACAGGTAGCGCAGCACTAGTTGCAACATCACTACCTTTTGGGATGTATAGCGGCTCATTGCCGTTCCTAACAGGCGCTTCAGAACAAGTAGCCTATGTGTATAAGAAGCTTGGAGGTGATGTTGTTGACATTGAGTTAACACCCGCCAACGTATATGCATCTTATGAGGAAGCGGTTCTAGAATATTCATATATTATGAACATGCACCAAGGAAAGAACGTCCTTTCCAATGTTCTGGGGTCCGCAACAGCTTCCTTTAATAATAAAGGTGATATTACAAGTGGCCCAAGTGGCTCTAATCTTAAATATCCTCGATATTCTTTGGGTTATTCACGTCGTGTTGGTGATGCTGCAGCCGCTGCCGGTGGATTTGGTGGAACAGTTCCGCAGTATTCCGCCTCGTTTAAGCCGGTACAAGATCAACAAGATTACGACTTACAGAATATTATTTCATCCTCCTCTGCTTCTGGAGTTGATGAAACAGGCGCCGCAGTATCATATTCCGGTAAAGTAGGCAATAAAAGAGTTATTATCACTAAAGTGTTTTACAAATCACCACGAGCAATGTGGAGATTTTATGGGTACTATGGAGGTCTGAATGTTGTAGGAAACTACTCAACTTATGGTCAGTTTTCGGATGATTCAACATTTGAGATTATTCCAACGTGGCAAAACAAAATGCAGGCCATGGCATATGAAGATTCAATCTTTACTCGTACTTCAAACTATTCTTTTGAACTTATTAACAATAAACTGAGACTTTATCCGACACCTAATCAGTATGGCTTCGGAGATGGCTTAAATTCTCGCATTTGGGTGCGTTTTTATGTTGATATGGAACCATATGAACTTGACGGCACCACTGACACAGGTATTGAAGGTGTCAATAACATGAATACGCTGCCTTTTGACAACTTGCCGTTTGAAAACATCAACTCGATGGGTCAACAGTGGATTCGCAAGTATTCATTAGCACTTTGCAAAGAGATGTTGGGCCAAATCAGAGGTAAGTTTACCACTTTACCTATTCCTGGCGAAAGTGTGACACTAAATCACAGCGATTTACTGTCTCAAGCCAAAGAGGAACAGCAGCAACTTAAAGAAAAACTATCAGAAATGCTTAAAGAGACCGAATACGGTGCATTGGCCAAGACTGACCAAGAAATCGCCGA